ATCTGGAGTTCATCATCCAGCGGATGTCGGAAGACTTTGCCGATCTCAGTATTCTGGCCGAGCGGATGGGGGATGCCCTGATGTCTGTGCAAATGACATCGCGCACCGAGGTTACAAACGCCCTTGCCGAGTGGACTGCCTTCCGCGAGTGGCTGTACGATGATCAAGGTGACGACGATCAAGACGAAGATTAAGCGCCCCAATCGAACCAAGATTGCCTACGGGTCGCGCAACCACACTTGTTTGATCTTTGCGCAGGTCATGCGCTTCGGGACATTCACGCCGGCCCAAGCCTGGAATTGTTTTCCGGAGTTGAAGAAGGACACCTACGAGACCCGGCGCTCGCTACAGAACCTGGTACGTCTGGGGGGCATTACTGAAACTGGCGACGAGGTATACAAGATCACTGCGCTGGGCCGGAACACCCTGCAGGATGTAGCCGCTACTAAGCGCAAACTGTAGCCCGCTAACCCTGAGTTGCCCTCCATGAGGCGTACATGTCGTCCGTGACAGGGATGACCCACACCTGGCATTCGTCAATGTGTTTGAGGGAGCCCTGAACCGACCAGGCGATTCCTAGTTCTTCCTGTGGCGCACAACTACCGACATTGCAGTCGAGGCCATAGTTGTTCAGGAAGTAGGTAACGATGCACCCGCCGGCGTCCTCGTGGAAGCAGTCACTGTCTGGCGCCCCATTTGCGGGACAGTAAACCATGGTGATGTTCAGGTCTGCACCTGACAGTGTTAAATGTAGTACGTGGCCGTCGTCGTGCCACAGGTATTCGAGTTCACCGGCCATACCGGAATACTAAAAGGTATCGAACCAGCCGCCGCGAGCCTCGCCGTTGTATTTGCGGGCCAGGCCGGCGTCGATGATGTCCTCATTTAGGCAAGCGGTCTTTTTCTCGTCAGAGTAAATCTCTGCCAGAATGCGTCCGAACTTTTCCTTCTTATCTTTGACAGTCTTTACAAATACAGTGGGATGTCGGACTGTCCAGTCTTTGGTGTACGCCTTAGCCTGAAGGCCTAGTTCTTTCTCAGCCTTATTGCTTGTTCTGGATTCTGGGGTGTTGATTCCGTGTAAGCGCACCCGCACCTGAAAGTGAACGTCGAATCCAAGGTCAACACTCAGGTCGAGGGTATCCCCATCGATGACGTCGAGAACTTTTGCGCTGTAAAAGAATCTATCCGACATTAGGTCAGCCGAACATCTTCTTCCAGGTCACCGGCCCAACAATACCGTCATCCTTGAGGCCGTTCGCTCGCTGCCAAGCCTTCAGGGCCTCGGCCGACTTGGGGCCGAAATCTCCGTCTGGCTTAGCGCCGATGATGGCTTGAACCAGTTTGGCGGCATCGCCCTTGGAGCCCTGCTTGACGGGGGTTCCGGGGTAGTCAAACCTCATACCCCCGCCGCCACCGGCAGGAGCAGCAGCAGCAGCAGCGGCGGGAGCAGGTGCGGCAGAGCCGTCGGGCGAAGCATCACCGAGCGCGTACTGCCAGTGCCAAGCCTCAAATTCCTTTGAGTTGCGGTCAGCGGTCTGGAGGTAGAAGCCGTACTTGGGAGCGTTGGCACACATCCAGTCGAAGCATGCGCCGCCCATCCCGGTCAGTTTCCCACCAACGTCGTAGCCGAGGTCGATGGCCAGGCCCCATCCATGGTTCGAGCCCTTCACCCCGGTGGGGTCTGGAGCCGCCGAAGGAGCCTTGCCCGGCTTGAGGTACCAGGTTTTCCCCTCATACTGACGGGTAACCTGAGGCTTGCGTCCTTGGTCAGTTGTGGTGTAGCGGTCCATGAACATCTTCAACTGCCCATCGAACGAACGGTAGTCACCGACATTCTTCAGTTTGAAGCCGGCAGCCATCGCTGCGTCGTACATCTTGTCGAACTGAGCGGCCACAGGGGCATACATCAGTCCACCGGTCTTGATCTTGGCTAGCAAGTTTTGGGGCAACTGCCCGTTCTTGTGGGCCTTGAGCGCGGTAGGGACAACGAGTTTTACGAAGGGCAGGTTCATGATTACTCCTCTGAGGTCTCCTCCATTGTACTATTTTCCTCCTTCTCCCCGGTGAAGGCCACGCTCAGGATGTGAACAGCCAGGGCCGCGACAGAAATCCAAAACGCCTGAGCCTGAACCTTTCCCGAGAGAGTGATGATGACGACGGCCGTTCCTGCGAGGGTCCACGAGAGAGCGCCGGCTTCTGAGAGCAATTTCTTCAACATTTATTTTTCCTTCCGTGTCCGTGCGATTCGTACAATTACTACACCTAATAGCCCCAATAGTGCTGCGACCACTACGGTTCCTGTGTCGCCGCCATGACAATCCCGTATTTGATGAGTTTCATTACCTTCTCCTTGAAGAAACTGTTATTGGGGCCGCTGCGATGATTGCTCCAGCAGCGACAACTACTCGACGTTCCCCTACCGAAATCACAGAGTTGGCAGGGACATAGGTATCGAACTGACCACCAAAGACGTTGATTTCTTCTTCGAAGGCTTCCTTCACTTCTGCCGGCGCTTCGGATAGGGCGGCCGCGAGAACCTCAGCCTGCTCGTCGGTTAGTTCGGCGGAGGCGATTTCTGTGATTAGCGCGTCCACCTGCTCGGTGCTTAGTTCGGACAGAACTTCCTCAGAAAAGATGGCGGCGATTGCCTCAACTGATGTCGACGAGATGTCGAGTTCCTCGATGAGTTCAGCCAACTGTTCTGGCTCAAGGTCCAGGATTTCTTCAATAATTGCTTCGCTCGACCCTGACTCAAGGGGCGGTTCTGGGACCGCGGTTGTAGTCGGTTGATTAGTTGTCGGCGGAATCGTCGTCGTCGGCGGAACCGTCGTCGATGTTGTAGTTGTAGTGGGAGGGAGCGTCGTTACAGGGACAGTCGTTGCGGGGACAGTAGTAGTAGTCGTTGTCGCTGGAACTGTGGATGTTGTTGTAGGAACCCATGTCGTCGTCGTTTCTGGAACAGTCGTTTCCGGGATCGTAGTCGTAGTTGTCGTGGTTGTAGTGCTAGTAGTTGTAGTTGTTGTAGTGGGCGGAGTGGGGTCAATCACCACAGTGTCAATAGTGGTTTCGGGTCCGTACATACAAGACCCTTCGCCCTCTCCGACACATGGCGCTGTCCCTGCCTGAATCTTGAATCTCACTGGTCCGTATCCAGTTGTTCCAGGCCACATCCACGGACCGAGACTGTATGAAGTGTTCGTGGCGTATGTCCATATTCCCCAACCACCAGTTTCCGCTTCGTCAACGAGGTCAACAAACGAAATGTTGTACATGTATGGAGCAGTGTTGCCTGCTGTTGGGGCATCCCAATTTAGAACAACATTTCCATCGGTGTCCGCTACTGCGGTGAGATTTTGAACAGGGTTAAAGTATGGGGCTATCGTTGTGGTTGTAGTGGGGGAAGAAGAATACTGAGTAACAATGGCTAGCCGCTTTCCGATGCCGGGACATGGGTCGCCAAAGATGTGGTTGAACGCCCCAATTTCGAGGGTTGCCTGTCCAAGGTATTGGCTGAGTTGCTCTTCGCTTAGGGTTGCGTGGCACCCAGGGTTGATGGTGTATTGCCCGTTCTCCCCGTCTGGAAGGCCGTAGGAAATGAAACTGATTCCGGTGAATGTTGATCCTTCTGGGGCAGTCAAAAGGACTGACTGGTTCTCCCAGACCTTCTGCCAAACAGAGTTTTCTGGGATTGCTGGTACGGTTGGTTCGCCAATCAGGGAGGCATTCTTGATCGATGGCCCGTAACAGCCGGCCCAAAAGAGACCATCCTTCCCACTGAAGGTGACAGTCACTAATTCATTTGGTGATGTAGTCGTGATAGAGAGCGTCTGGTTCTGAGGGGGCATTGACGCTGTGGATACTCCAGTGCTTTGCACTTCGTCGCTATCTGCCAGGGTCGCCTGGTATGTCCCGCCCCAGACTCCGGCCACCGTGTAGGAGAGGGTTAGGCTCGATGGCTCAGGAACTACGATTTGTTGATTGACCGAGCCTTGGACATAACTGAAGAACAGTCCGTTCTGACCATCCCACCCGCCAACAGCGGGCATACCATTCGAGCATGAGGCTCCGCCGGTCGGGCCACTCCACCCACCCTGATCAAGAACAAATGATCCGTTCGATAAGTATTGACTGGAGGCGATGACCGACGTGGCCGGTGCAAAGAAGGCCAGCACTGACACTGGAATAAAGATAAAAGCCCTAGTTAGGCGCAGCAATCCCCTCACCACACACCCCAAGAAAAAGTGTACCACTAATGGGTATACTTAAATGGGAGGTAGTTTTTATGGAGGAGTGATGGTTGTCAGGCTTCTGCGTAAAGCCCCAACTCCTCAAGCCGAGCAGTAATTTGACTTTCGTACTTTGAGGCAATCCCGGCAACTAACACCTGGATAAGGTCATTGCGCTGGCGCTGGGCGGTGCCTGGCCCAATGTGTTGCTTGTACAACAATTGCGGGATGTGGTGCATGCGGGTCTTGAGAAACGTGCGAACGATCAGTTCGTAATCATCGGCTACGGGATAGGACGGATCATGCCCGTTTAGTTCTCGATACACATCAGCCCGCCAAGCCCGCACATGATTGGGGGCGGAAACAATGTGCCGGATGGTTGCGTTGTTGATGGCCGGCGCGCTCATCACCCATACGCCATGAGCGTCCGACCAATACTCCGAACCATAGCCGAACGCCCAGCCTTCTGGATAAATACCAGATTCCCCGGAGGACAGAATTTCGCACCAGTCTGAATACACAAAGCCGACATCGCTATTATCAGAAAACGCAGAACTGATAATAGCGAGGGCGTCTGGTGTCAGTTCATCGTCGTGGTCAAGTTCAACGAGAATGTCGCCTTTAGCAACCATAAAACCTTTTCTTTTTACGTCGCCGATTGAGCCTGAGTGAACGTGGGAGCGATGCATCTGGATTTTGTATCTCTCATCAGCGCAAAATCCGTATAGTTGTCTCCAGGTTTCGTTGTCGGTTGAGTCATCCCAGATAACCCACTCCCAGTCTGTGAATGTTTGTGATTTTAGGGAAGCCCAAGTGCGGGCAAGAATTTCCTGGGGGGTGTTATGTGTGGGCGTAATGACGGAAATCATAAGAAGTGTTTCAGGATTGCTGATGTTGCCAGCCCAATCCAAGCAACATTAAAGAGGATAATAGTCGGGAGTGTTTTGTGGGTCGATGACCAAATAAGCGCAACACTTGAGGCGATGGCAAAAATGTATAGCCACCACCATTGGGTACCGAAAAGTAATCCTGGGAAAATGATTATTAGTTTTGTTACGAATCCCCACGCCTCAACAATGTTGGGTCGGCTCCAATATTGTTTCTGAGACATTGCCTTGATGGCATCATGTATCTTTTTGTAAAATTCGACGATGTGATTCATTCTATCGATAATCCATTTTGTCTCTCATGCTCTCGTCTGGCGCGGACAATTTCATTCAAGTGGGATGGCCCTTTGGTGAAGTACCAATGTTCTGGTTCAGCAAAATGAAAGAAAATCATCTGCACTTGATTATTCGCCGGGTCGGGAAACTTTTCGCGCCAGTGGTACTGGTCTTCGCCGTAATAACACACTGCTTGGTTTTGCTCAAGGTGCATCTCCTGCCCCTCAACATAGATGGGCCATTGAGTTTTATGGGAAAGACATAAATCAATCGTGTAGGTACAGGCGTTATCGTCCACATGGCGCGGAAGTCGGGCCTTGAATCCGCGATAGATAACCCACATACAGTAGGTGGGTTTTAATGTTGGGGTAAAAATGGCTCGGGCTTTATCTAATAGCACCTCATGATATCGCTCCAATGCTTTCTTTTGGTCTGCCGCATCTAAATGGAATCTGCCCAAGAACGGCTCATAGGGAATAATCCGAGTTTCGTTGATTAGGGACAGTTCATTATTTAATTGGGTGAATATATGCGGCTCAAAAACTTCATCAATGATGAATGCCGGAGGCCTTGTAAGCAAAGTTCGATTGGTCAATGGGTCATAGTAGGTGCTCATTGGCCAAGGGCTTTCCGTCATCAGGTGCGTCCGTGGGGTGACTGTTGCTTTGTTGTATTATGAATGTACTGACAATCCATTTGTCACTTGAAATAGGCATACAGCCCTGATGTGGGTGCGTCCAGTACGCAGGGAACAGTGCTATTGAACCTACTCGTGCAGGCACAAAAACATCCTGATGACGAAAATATGTTTCTCCGCCGACATCAACTGTATTCAGGTAAACAACAGCACCAAGAACACGCTCCGGAACAGTCGCGGGGAGCGGCCCTCCATCAATGTGCTCACGGTAGTACCCACCGCCCTTTATGTATCTTTGCACCCTGAAGCCAGTATCAGACATTCCTGGCCAATCCCAGAGCCATGTAAATTGTTCTTGGTAGTAACCAACACAAGAAAATAGTACTTGAGTAACTTCATTCTCATAAGATGAAAGTGGTTCTGGCGGAACGCCGCTGTTTATCAAATTAGGGGATGACCAACTCATGTCCATGCTGTTTTTAACGTATGGCATTAAGCCGCCCATGACCGGCCCTGGAGAAAATAATTTTTCGTAATATGTTGATGATTCCCGAATCACCGAGGAACATAATTCTTCGCTCAAAGCATTTTCGGCAACCATAATGGCCGAGGACTTTCCCGCAGGCCATGAAAATTTGATAGTCATAGATAGTATCTCGTTTCAGGCGTACGACAGAAATTTTTCGTAGACATTAAGGATGTCTCGCAAGTGAAGTTGAGCGCTGTCACTGTAGGCGGCGTTCGAAAAATTAGGTTGCCAGGTGAAGGAGCCATCTACCAACTCTAGGTCGTCCGGGTCCACTCCCGCAAGTAGCGCAGCAGTAAATAATTCTGTTTCCAACCGGCGACGCGCAATTTCTCGTGCAGTAGTTTTTTGACTTTCCGTAATGATGAATTCCATATCAAACCCCTATCAATCTCGTCTCATGATTTTAAACAAAGATGTTTTTTCTGGTTTGGCTAATTCAGAGTCTACATCTCTTTGCAATTTTTTGTATTTACTTTTCTGGTTGAGCGGCATGAATGCCCCGCCGAACCCTCTGTGCTTGAGGAGGTCGTAAGACCTTGAATTGCCCCACAGGATTTCCGATTCCTTGCTTCTCTTAAATGGAATAACGTGCCACATGGGGCGCCCTATTTCAAGTTCGAAAGGCTCGTCCCCCAGCACACTAATGACCATATGGGCGGAGTGATAGTAGTCTGTATTGACCACCGCCGGAAGCATTGTGTAATTTGGATCGGGGTCCCAGAGCGGGGGCAGAAACAGGGATGACCAACCCGGTGGAGTTTTTATTTTCCAGGGATTGATGACCTTGATGTAGTTTGATTGTTGAAGTTTACGTGCCCTGGAAACAGGGCATTCTCCTGTTTGCGAATATGAGAAACCCTCAATCAAAAATTGTTGACAGTCGCGCGTCAGGTCAAACTGTGCTTCCCAATTCCTGCCGTTCAATGACGGACGAATCATCAATTTGGCCCACAGTGGAATGGTAAAGCCTGTTGCAAGATAATCAGACGTGCCGGAGCACCGCTTGATGCTTCCCTCGGCGCCGCTGAGTTCCTTCCACCACTGAGGCCAATTTCCTGTATTGACGTATGGGCGACATGAGTCGTCCATTAAATTAGGGTCAGGACAAGACAGCAACACTTGATTCTTTTTTAATTTAGGCAAATCATCAAAAACTTCTGGATTAACTATTTGCAGTTGCTTTGAGCGCCTGGGCATGGTCCACCAATTTCTGTTGAATGAGTTCCAATGATATTTGTGAAATATTCTTTCTAGAGGACTGACGAGAATTGTATGCGTCTAGTTGTATTGATGCAATCTCCTTGTTGAGCACCCCCTGGCCCTGGGCCACATGCCACAAATGTGCTGCACCAAATAATTCAAATCCCGTTGAGGGTATGTCGTGATGCTCAGGGCACCTGGTGTTCCACAATTCAAGAAGGTGCGCCAACAACTCCGGTTTTTCTGCCTTTTGCTGTTCCGCCCACATCGGTGTGTCGTCTCTGTCTGAAATATAGTGGAGTGAAATCATGCATAGAATATTTTCCATAATAGAATCCATGACACGGTGATATTCCTTGACTCCGTATGTTTTCTCACGCGAGAATGTTGGAAGGTATGAGCAAATAAGCCTGGCCTGTTGAATCGTAGTAGAAATTGATGTTGCCTCAAGCGGTTCAACAAATCCTGCAGCCAATCCAACTGCGACACAATTGTTTTTCCAAGTTGTTTTGAAGTACCCCGATTTGAAAGAAAGCGTTTTCGCTGGCTCTATTTCAAACCCGTGAGTGTCTGAAGCCTCTTTAACCGCCTCATCGACCGAGCAGAAATCTGATGAAAAAACATAACCATTACCGCGGCGTTTCTGGGTTGGAATTTCCCACATCCAACCATTTTTTAATGCCCTAGCGCGTGTATATGGGCGTATCTGACCCGACGGGCACGATGGCGTTGGGAACGCGACTGCGCTATCACATGGGAGATACTTGCGATATGAAACAAAATTATTTTCCGAAATTGTGCTCAATATTTCACGACTGAACCCTGTTGCGTCGATAAAAAAGTCACCCTCAATTACACCCGGGTGCGAATCAATTTGTATGTGCTGAATAAACCCATGCTCATCTGCTCTGACATCTGTTACATTCGCATCAATAAAATAAATCTGCCTCTGTTTTGCAATCTGCGTCAGAAACAAGTTCAGTTTAAATGTATCGAAATGATATTGATTTGTTCCGAGATGCGTCTTGTCTCCGGCATCAATAATTTTGTTATCTATCAAACCGCGCCACGAGAATACGCTCGTTAGGGGCCAGCCATTCTCTAGCGCATGGGCGTAGCCGCCCCAGAAAGTCCCCGCACTTAAGCCCGTCCCACCCACGCTATGGAAATAGTCTGGCGTATGATTCGTCCAATTTTCGTATCTGATGCCGTACTTGTGCGTAATGTCGGCATTTCTTATCATGTCATGAACATCGATGCCGATGATTTCTTGAAAAAGACGCCAATGCTCTGTGGAGCCCTCGCCCACGCCCACGATGCCTATCGCGCTAGAGGAAACAACAACAACCTTATAGTCTGTAAAAAGAGTTTTTATTATAAGTGCGGTTACTAATCCTGCGGTCCCCGAACCAGCGACCACTATTGTCTTGTTTTTCATTTTTTGACCACAAATGTGAAGCCTGTTGCTAGGGGAACATGAAATAGATACTTGTCGTCGTCCTCGGTCAGGCGCGACAGATACTGGAAATAGGGGTGCCTCTCCTTCAGCGCATACAGTGCCCCAAAATCATTGACGGTATTGAGAATCATAAGTGAGTTCTGCGCAAGTTTTTCCCAGGCACTGTCAATAATTGAGAAATCATGGCTCATCATCTCGGTGTCAACAAAAAACACATCATAGTCAGTATCAATCACCCCACTCGCAAAATCTTGCATAGAGATGATGTGATCGTCCGGAATTTGCGCACCTATATATTGCTCCAAATAATCAATACTTGTTGTATTGACATAGTCTACGCGGGGAACAATTTCATTGAGCGTTGCAGCAAGAACATAATTCATGCCACAGAATAATAATTTAGAAGGATTTTTAATCCTTACGATTATTTCCACAATGGAGCGACTCAAAATTTCTATATCCATTGTTGAGCCCGTGAGATTACCTGGGTCAAGCCAATTTAGTTGGACGGAAAATCCAATAGCAGAACGACTTCTGTCCACGCCTGTTTCAACTTCTGACTGCAGAAACTGCGCATTTTTTGCGACAACAAGTGCCTTGTCTATTTCTGAGGAAGCCGTATGAGATAGCAGGTTTGCAAATTGGAAAACACCATAATTATCACTCATTTTCTATTCTCCATTTGAGAACATGAAACAGGTACCAAAAGCGCCTCAATGACATTTGATTTCTGCGCAATTCGGCGTGCCGTTCGATTGCTATGGGTGAATTTTGGTCATGACCGGCCGCCCCATATACATTGCTACAGGCTTCCTGTAGGTCGTTTAGGGTAACATCAGCAATGTCTTCAAGGTCAAAACCGAGTGTTGCAAAAACTATTGCTAGTTGCTCCTGGGCATAATTGAAATCGTCTTGCAAGTTATAGCCCATTGTTCTCGTCCTCAATTACAAAAACTATAGGTTGGTCAAGCATTGCGCAGGAAATAATGATTTCATCAGGTGTTTTGTAGCGACTCGTAATCGGGTCAAAATCAAAATCACCAAATTGCTCAGCGTTTGGGTCCCTGGGTTCTGGTGTCATCGGAACCACGTCACCAGAGAATATTTTACGGTTTCATCTTTTTCGCCTACGGGCTCAGCGATGTGTAGATACGGATAATTTGATGGGAACATAATTACACTCCCTGCTCGTGGCTCAATATTTACATTAAAGCGGGGGAATACTAGATTGCCTCCAGTGAAATTGTCGTTCAGAAAAGCAACCAGACTCAAACTTCGTGCGTTGCTTCTGAAGTGGTCATGGTGGGCGTGATACTCGGCGCCGCCGCCATACTTGAGCACGCGATACCCTTCGTCTGCTTCTAGGCTCAACTCAAAGATATTTCTGTAGTCCCATACAATCGGGTCAATTTTTTCCCAGATTTTCCGCCACTCGGAAA